GCTCTGGCGGCTAATATTGCTTTGCAGAAGAATCCTACGTAAGCTACTGGCACACCTTGGGGTCAAGCATGAAATTAGAGTTAGACGCAAACGAAGTGCAATTTATCTTGAATGTGCTTGGTGAGATGCCAGCCAAATCAGGCGTGTGGCCTCTTATCGTAAAGATTAAAGAACAGGCTGAAGCGCAAGTTCCTAAAGAATCGGAGTAAACATCATGGCCGTAACAAGTCAACAAATTATAGATTTCTTGCTTGCTAATCCAGGCATGAGTGACGCTGATATTGCTTCTGCTATGCAGACATACAATGTCACCCCTGCTCAAATGGCTCAAGCTGTTGGCTTACCAACTGAGGCAGTGCGTGAACGATATGTTGCGGCTGCACCTAACACTGAAACTGCTGAAAATATAAATAATTTAGCAAGTCAGATTCTTGCGCAAGGTACAACTGAGGCATGGACAGGTGGATTGCCTCCTGAAAAAGCCGCCTTGTATATGGCGAGTGATCTGGCTAAAAGTGGTGTTACCAACATTGAACAAATTACTAAAGGTGATACAGGCATCATTAACGCTATGACGGGAGAGAAGTTAGTCTCTGGTTATGGTGAAAGAACTGGTGGAAACCTTTGGTCTGGATCATACGAAGGCAAAGGTAATACTGGTTTTGGTGTTAACTTTGATGAATCTGGTAAGCCTGTTTTCTATACACAAGGCGCATCTTCTAGCACTCTAAAGAATGATGTTCTTAAACTGGCGGCAGTGGCAGGTGCAGTTTATGGTTTAGGTGGTTTTGAGGGTTTGTTTGGCGGTGCGGCAGGTGGTGCGGCTACTCTTGGCACTACTGGTTTAACTGCGGCTGAGTTGGCTGCTTATGATCTTGCCCTTGGCGGGGTGGGTGGCACTACTGGTGCGACACAACTTGCGGCTGCTTTGACTACTGGTGCGGCTATTCCAACAGTAACTTCTTTAACAGGCGGTAGTGGTCTTCTTACTGGTGCGGCAGGTGGTATTACTGCCGAGTCTGTAGCGGCTAAATTAGCGGCAGATGCGGCCACTCAGTTTGAGTTGGCTAATGCGGGTGTAGGTGCATTTACACCTACTGTACTTCCTCCAATAAATACAACACCAATTATTACGCCTCCTCCAATAGTTCCTCCTGTTGTACCTCCCGTAGTGCCTCCTGTCGTACCGCCAGTAATACCACCTGTAGTACCTCCAGTTGTCCCTCCTGTTATTCCACCAGTAATACCTCCTGTTATTCCTCCTATTACTGATTTGATTAAAACAGGTTTAACTGCAGCTCAGATTGCGGCTTTGTTCCAATCTACTGCACAAACTGGTGCGGGTCTTCTGCAACAACAAACATCTCGTGAAGCGGCTCAAAGAGCGCAAGCAATGATTGATGCTGAGACTGCTGCTGCCAAACAATCTGCGGCTTTCCGTCCTATCGGAATGACTACTCGCTTTGGTACTTCTCAGTTTGCAGTTGATCCAGTAACGGGTCAACTCACTAGCGCAGGGTACACACTAAGCCCTGAAGCAAAGAATGCTCAAGACCGATTTATTACTTTGGCGGGTCAAGGTTTAACACAAGCAGAAGCGGCACAACAACAATTTGCTCCATTACAGACAGGCGCACAGAGTTTATTTACGCTTGGCAACCAGTACATTTCTCAATCCCCCCAATCGGTAGCTGAAAACTATCTGAAGCAACAAATGGCCTTATTGCAGCCAGGCAGGGAGACTGAACTTGCTAATCTGCAAAACAGACTCCAACAACAAGGCCGTGGTGGTTTGTCTGTGGCTCAAGGCGGTACTTTGGGTGCTACTACTCCTGAGTTACAGGCTTTGTATAACGCAAGAGCGCAACAAGAGGCTCAATTGGCGGCTAATGCACAGCAATTAGGTCAGCGAGATGTATTGTTTGGTGCGGGTCTATTGGGTCAAGGCTCTCAAGCTATGGGTCAATACTATGGCGGTCAACAAGCCGCTTATGCACCTTATACGGCTGCTTTGGGTCAGGTTCAGAACTTGGAAACATTGGCACAACAACCATTGACGATGGGTGCAAATCTTGGTCAAGCAGCGTCTCAAGCGGGATTCAATGTAGGACGTTTAGGCTTACAGGGTGCGGGTGCAAGTGTTGATTTGGCAACAGGAAGAGCCGCTACCAACAACCCATACGCATCTGCAATAAGTGGCTTGGCGGCTAACCCCTTATTTGGTCAATATGTTGGTGGTTTATTGAGTCCTACAGCACCAGTAACCGCCATGAGCGCACCAGCAACAACATTTGGAGCTGGTAACTATTACGGCAATCAAGACCTTGGCTTATATTTGTAAGGATACATCATGGCAGAAAATATCGTAGCGGGTCTTTTCGGTTTAACCCCCGAAATGTATGGTCAACAACAACAGAATACCGCTTTGGCAGAAGGAATCAGGCTTGCACAGCTAGACCCAGCTTCTAGGGGTGCAGCACTAACTTATGCGGGTGCTAAAGGGCTTGGTGGTGCTATTGCGGGTGCTATGGGTATTGAAGACCCGCAACTCAAGATGATCAGTCAGACTAATCAACTCATGCAAGGCTTAAATTTGCGTGATCCTCAGTCTTTGGTTAACGCAGCTCAACAAGCAAGTCAAATGGGTAATACTGCTTTAGCTATGAATCTGCTTGATCTTTCAGATAAAGCACAATCCAGATTGCAACAAATTCAAGCACAACAAGAAGTCTTACAAGCAAGACGACTTTCACAGCAAGCATTCCAGCCAGGCACTCCAGAAAGACCGCAAATGTTGGATGTTCAAGAGCGTGAACAAATGGCAGACCAAGGTACGCCATTGCCTGAGAATTTTGCAGGAACTGCACCAAGTTATGACGTTAGTAGGGTTGCAGATAGATTGCTTCAGACCACTGCTGGTCGTGCTGAGTTGGAAAGCATTTATAAAGCACAAGAAGCCGCTGCCAAGACCTCTAAGCTTTCAGCAGAAGCTCTTTCAGAGCAAGCCAAGGCTAGAGTGGCTGCACCGACTCTTCAAGCTGAATTGCTCAAGAAAGCAGCAGATGCTCAAACTGCCCTTATTCAGTCTCAATTTGCTGAACGTCTGCAAGCACTTGGTTTGACAGAGAAGACTTGGAACATCAAGAATCTTCAAAGTGAGATTAGCAACCGCAGTGCCAAGCTGAACTTGGACACTCAGATGACCAATGCCACAGTGCTTGAGAAGATGTCTAACATTCAGAAGAACCTGAATGAGATTCCTGCTGACACTCGCAAGTTGATCAATGAGAGTGCGGTAACAGCCGCTACTGCTCAACAATCTGCTGCACAGTTTAATGACCTAGCAAACCGCATTGAAGGTTTGGGTGGTTATGGCAAGCTTTCAAGCCTGAGTGAATTTGCAAAGTCAACAATTGGTGCTGAAGGTTATGAAACCTCATTGCGTCAAGAATACACAAGATTGCGTAATTCAGCCGCCATCAAGTCTTTGCCTCCTGGCCCTGCCACAGACAAAGATATTCAAATGGCTTTGTCAGGATTTCCTAAAGACACTTCTAATTCTGCCAATATCGCTCAGTTCTTGCGTGGCATGGCAAAGCTTCAAGACATTGATGCTGCCGTGGCAAATGCTAAGACAGATTGGCTTGCACAAAACAATGGTGCGCTTACTAGGGCAACCAAGACGCTTGTTGTAGGGGACTTTAGAGCAAGGCCAGGTGAAAGCTTTAACGAGCTTTCTGGTCGAATTGCTGAAGATGTTAATGCTAGATACTCAGGCCAAAGCCGTGAGGTGCAACGGCAGAATCTTGTAAGCCAGATTCCAACAAATCAACCATCAGGAACACCATCTTTAGGTAATCCTCAAACTAGCATTCTCCAACAGGCAGACGCAATTTTAGGTAGGAGGTAATCCAATGGCTACAGCAGCAGAGTATGCAACATGGATTGTCCAAAACAAGGACAAGCAAGGAACGCCAGAGTTTGAAACTGTGGCAGAGGCTTATCAGATTGCCAAAAGAAGCCAAAACGTGGCTACTACTGAACAACGAATTACGCCTAAAGAAACTGAGTCTGGGATTTTGAGTCAATTGGTTGGTGCAGGTGAAACTGCATTAACTTTAGGCACAGCCGCTACTAGCGGCTTAGTTGGAACAATTGGAGGTGGTTTGGCCGAGGTACTTCAGCAAGCAATTGCAGGTAAATTTGGCACGAGAGAAGCCGCTAGAGCAATTGAGCAAAGAGCCGCTACTGGTGCAGAACGATACACCTATATGCCAAGGACTGAGGCTGGTATGGAGCAAGTTCAAGCCATTGGCAGGGTTGCTCAAGCCTTGCCTCCAGTATTGCCTGGTGCGCTAGATGTTGGAATGTTTGGCGGGGCAGTAAAACAAGCTTTGCCAATTGCGGAAGTCTCTGCTTTGCGTGGTTTGCAAGCTGTTTCAAGAGGCGCACAAGAGACTGCTCAAGCCGCCCAACGTGGCAAGACCATTGTGCAAGAGGCTCTTGGCATGGGTACACCCTCCTCTACTAGCACTGGCGGTCGAGTAAGCGCAGGTGCTGCAGCTACTCCTGCTGAACTCCAAAGAATGACCACTGCTCAGAACTTGCCAGTTCCAGTTGAATTGACAAAAGGTGCGGCAACCCGTGAGGCTGGTCAACTGGCTTTTGAGAAAGAGCAGATCAAAGGGCCATTAGGCGCACCATTGATTCAGAGAGCCGAGGAGAACAATCTGCAAGCTTTGCAGAACTTTGATGCCTTGATTGACATGACAGGCTCACAAACAGCCGCCATTGGCCCTGCGGCTACTGGTAATGTTGTTATTGACGCATTGTCTAAGGGTTGGCAAGGTGCTAAAGCCCAAACATCTGCTGCTTATAGAAGGGCAGATAACTCACCAGAGGCTTTGAATCCTGTTGATTTCAGCATCCCAAGAACATTGAAGTATGGTGAGCAAGAAACCACCACCACTTTGTTTGATTACTTAAACAGCAAAGCAAGTGGTGTCCCATCTTCTGCCATTCCTGACACTGCCAAACAATATGCAGTCAAGCTTGGGATTGCAACCCGAGATGCTGATGGCAATTTAGTGCCTTTGCCTACCAATGTGAAAACTTTGGAGCAGTTAAGAAAAGAAATCAATGCTTCTACAGATTACGACATAGTGAATATCAGAGAGTCAAAGATTCTCAAGTCTTTGATTGACGAAACAACAAAAGACGTATCTGGCCCGTTGTATTCAGAAGCCAGAGCATTGCGTGAAAAGCAAGCAAGGAAGTATGAGGGTCGTGCAATTGTTGCTAACCTGTTGACAACTGTTAAGGGCAAAGATGACCCTAAAGTGGCGGCAAGTGAGGCTTTCCAAAAGTCTATTCTGAACGCTACACCAGAGGAAGTTACTTTCTTGCGTAGAGTTTTACTAACTAGCGGTAAAGATGGTCAGAGAGCCATGAAGGAGTTACAAGGGGCAACCATCAAGCATCTTGAGAATGTCTCAACAGCGGGTCTGCAAACCGATTCTATGGGTCGTCCTATAGTGTCCCCTGCCAAACTCAATGCGGCAGTTACGGCCTTGGACAAAGATGGTCGTTTAGACATTATTCTTGGCAAGCAACAAGCCCAAACTGTGCGTGATCTGAATGAAGTTGTGAAATATGTGCAAACAGTCCCTCCAGGCACTTTGATAAATAGTTCTGGCACTTCAATGGCTCTCATGGGTGCTATTGCAGAGGCTGGTGCTACTGGTGCGATAACTGGCTTGCCATTACCCGCAATTAGCTTGATTCGAGCAGCCGCACAGGGAATAAAGAACAACAAGACAAGGGCAAGAATTAACGAGGCTTTGAATAAGGCTGAAGTCAATGCAAAACCTTAGATTTGTACAATTCTCATAAGTACCAATTGAAATATTATGTTAAGTTATGAAATGGTTTGCTCTCACAGTGCTTGCGTTGACCCTGTTGGTTTCAGCAAAGCCAAAGTGCGAGTTATCCATGTTTTTCAGCATTGCCTACACAGTCCACAACCCTACAGAGAGGCACGATCAAATGTCTAAATGGTTGGATTTAAATGCCAATGATTGCTCTAAGCAAGATTTAACCAATCTGTGGAATCGTCTATCAGAACTGGCTGGCAATGCCGACTCTTTTGAATTGCGTCAAAAGATCGTTTCTGCCTACGAAAAGAAATGACCATTGATTCCATTCGACTTTTCCCAATGGTTGAACCCAGTGGCTATCCCCAAAAAGTGGATGCCACTGAGAGGCGTGTCGAAAAGAAGCATGAAGAATACAAAGCATATTTGCAAAACAAAAAGGCACAGCAAGAACTTCAAGATTTGCAGTTTGAGATATACACAAAAACTTATGAACAAAACAAACTTAGGTTGGAAATATTTACTAACCGCAAGCTTGATTTGCTCGTCTAGCTTTGCGGCTGAACCAAGCAAGCCAGTGAAGGCGGTGGTGACCAATGTCATCGATGGCGACACTGTGGCGATTGAGGCCAAGTGGATACCACTGCCAATGAAGCCTGTTATTGCTGTGAGAGTTTATGGGGTTGATACGCCAGAGAAGTCTTTTAGAGCCAAGTGCGAGGCAGAGGCAGAAATGGGTGCAAAGGCAACTGAGTTCACAAAGGGCTTGATTGCCAAAGCCAAAACAATTGAGGTGAGTTATTTTTCTTGGGACAAATATGGTGGGCGTGTTCTAGGTGATCTATTGCTAGACAAGAAAAGCCTTAGAGCGTCTTTGATAAACAATGGTTTTGCCAGAGAGTATTTTGGCGATGCCAAACAATCATGGTGTGAATGATGGAAAGCACAAAAGAAAAGCTGACCTTTTACGTCACCTTTATGGTGAGCATTACATTGTGCATCTCAGTTTTGGGCATGGTCACAGCCTTTCTCCTCGGTTTGTGGGCCAAGGAAGTGGACAACGCAGAGATTTTCAAGATGATCAGCCCAGCATTCAGCACCCTGATTGGGGGAATGATCGGCTTTCTAAGCGGTATCAAACTTAACCAAACTGAAGACGCAAAACCAAAGGAGAAATAAATGATTGCACTAGACGCACTTTTGAATGTTGGCTCAAAGCTTATTGACAAGCTGATCCCTGACCCAGAGGCTAAAGCCAAGGCTCAGTTTGAACTTAGCAAGATGGCACAAGATGGCGAGTTGGCAAAGATGGCTAACGAAACTAAGCTTTACGAAGTTGAGCAAGAAAACGTCACCAGACGGGTTGAAGCTGATATGGCTAGTGACTCTTGGCTATCCAAAAATATACGCCCTATGACGCTTGTATTCCTTTTAGTGGCCTATTCTGGCTTTGCCGTTGCTTCCATCTTTGATTTTGAAACTCGTGGTGCTTACGTTGAACTGCTTGGGCAGTGGGGTATGTTGGTCATGTCGTTTTACTTTGGCGGTCGGACGATGGAAAAAATTGCAGAAAGGGTTAAAAAATGAAAGACAACTTTGAATCTTGCTTGAAGGCAGTTTTGGCACATGAAGGTGGTTATGTAAACCACAAACTTGATCCAGGCGGCATGACTAACCTTGGCGTTACCAAACGGGTCTGGGAAGAGTGGGTAGGCCATGAGGTCGATGAAAAGACCATGCGTGATCTGACACCAGAGATTGTTGCGCCAATGTATAAGGCTAAGTATTGGGACAAGATCAAAGGTGATGACTTACCTAATGGCGTGGACTATTGCGTCTTTGACGCTGCCATTAACTCAGGCCCAGGCAGAGCCGCCAAGTGGCTTCAAGCTACTGTAGGAGTTGAGCCTGATGGCGGCATTGGCCCAAAGACTTTGGCTGCCGCTGATAACTTTGGAGCTGAAGAGTTGATCAAAGCCTACAACGACAGAAGATTGTCTTTTCTCAGCGACTTGCCCACTTGGGACACCTTTGGTAAGGGTTGGAGTAGGCGTGTCGCTGAAGTGAAGACAAAAGGCTTAGACATGGCCTAAATGGTAGCCCCAAGAGCCTTGATGCGCTTTTGGTATGCCATTGTGTGCCTAGCCCTAACCACTGTATCAATTGACTTTAAAGTGGCTTCATTGGCCTCTTTAAGTTCACGCAAAATGGTCATCCTGTTTCTAGGTTCTACCTTGCCAGCCTTGGCAGTTTTGTCAGCTAAGTCTTCATAGGCATCCTGCCAAGCTTCTAGCGTTTCATAACTGCTATGCGGCTCAGTCTTTTTAGGGACAAAAAGATTGAATGAGCCAGTAACTAAAACTGGCTTGGCCTCTTCCACTTCAGCCAAATCCTCGGCATTTGCATCTTGACTAGACGACTCCTCAATTAAGATTGTGTCTGTAGTCTGCTCTGGGATTTCAACCTTTTTGGGAGCAACCAAATCTAATGGATTAGCGGGTTTGGCTTGTACAGGCTTGGCCTCATCTGGGTAATCTTGAGCCTCTTCAGCCGTGATCATGCCCTTGAGAACGTCTGGGAAGGCATCACGCAAAGCAAAGCCTCTAGCCCTCATCTGCATCATGCGCTTGGGATAAGCTGACCAAGGGCCTTGCTTGCCCCACAGACCAGCCCTCTTTGCGTCTTCCACAGAGAACTTCACAGTCACTGGCTTGCGCCCTTTTCGCTTGGCAATGCAAACAGCTATCGGATTGGGTGAACCCTCATTTTCAAAGAACTCCTCAACATCCTCACAAACTGGACTAGCTTGCACCAGTGCCATGAGGGCATCACCATAGACGCTAGGCTTACCATTGATCACCGCAATGTTTTGCAGGGCTTGCATGGGTGCTAGACCCATTTCATAACCCCATTGCACACACACAAGAATGTCTTGGGGTTTGCCCTGATAAGCTTTTGGAACCATTGAACTGTTTGCCAACATATCAGAGAACTGCATGGCTTCAGTCAGGTTCGCAGGTGCAAAGCCCCGATTGTTAGTGCTTAATTGCATTTTGGATTTCCTCTTCTGACAATTCTGAATTGATAACTGCTAAGACCAGTTCTGCAATGGCTTCAACGGCCTTTTCAGCAACTTCCCGAGGCATCTCAGGGGTAGCTTGCATCATTGCGTCTACTGCCATCTCATAGGCTTTTTGAATGGTTTGCACGTTCATGTTGTCCACTCCTTAATGCTCAATGAAGATTGGCGAATAGAGTAGGCTTCTTTAGCAGGGGTGATCTTCTCTGGTGTGGCTTTGTAAGACCGCATAGGCCATGAAATGTGAAGACTACCAACCTTGCCTCTTTCGGCATTGCCAAGCAGCATCTTGATTTCTTTTTCAGCCGAGTCAATCTCAGCTTCTGCTTTGCGGATCAGTGTCTTGTTACGCATGATTGATTGCGCCAGTTCTAAAGCGTTGCCATCTAACTCTATTTCTTCTTTTCTTGCGTCAGGGTAAAAGCGATCCACTTCCCTGCTCGACTCTGGTGGATACCAATCAATCTCTTTTGTTCTCTTGTATTTCAAAAGCTTGTTGTCAAACTCCAAAACAGAATTGACAATCTTTTGCTGAGTTTCATAGTGGACTTCAAATAGGAAAACCCTCAGTTCAATGCCCCCATAAAGGACACAAACAGCACCCCAACGATAACCAGTGACTAGCATCTGGCCTTGCAACTGGATAGGCCCTCTTGCCAAATGGGGTGTGTCTTCTGGGTTTGTCTTGGTCAGCTTGGCCTCCAAGACCCCTGTGCCATTTAAAACAATACTGTTTGCACCAACCACATAAATGCCGTTTGATGGGTCATGCATGATGGTTTGACCCTCACCCTCTCCCGTCCCGTCCAAGGAGCAGGAAAGAGGGATTAGGTCATGCGTAAAGGCTTTCTTAATGTCAGTGTCAAACTTTGTGATGCCCAGCCGCTTGGCTGCCTCACTCAAAATGACGGGTTCTAGGGTATTCCCCCATCCCATAGCCTCGTTCCCAATATCGGGTCTCTCCTTGCCATGTAGTGCGTTAATTGAATACTGCAATTCATCATTGGGTGTCGAATATTTACTGAAACCCAATAGTCCTGGTAGGCGGCTTGCACTCATGCTTCGGTCGTCTGTTAATTTCCCAGCCATTTAAAAATCTCCTCTTTTTTTTGTTAATAAGCTAACTCGTAAACTCGCACAATTCGGGCATGGGCTTCTGGATGGGAAGCCTCACAAAGACCAATCTTGCGGAATTGTTTTGTTCTAAAGACTGCACCCAAGACTGATGGGTGTGTCCCTGATGGCACTTGAATGTGCTTGCGAATGTCATTGATTGAGACCTCGCCCTGACGTCTAGCAATCTGGACAGCTAGGTTTCGGCAGTGGCTCAGAAACTCAGGATCACGTTGCTCAAAGAAGTCCAGTTGAGCATTGCGGATTTGTTGGCCTTGGGTTTGCTCAAGCATGGTTCACCTCTTTGGGTGATTTGGCACGTTTGACAGTGCGCTTGGCCTCATCATTGGATACAACTTCAGCCAGTGGCATCCAACCGAACTTGCGCCAAGTTTGCTCAATATCGGTGTGTGCTGCAGGTTTATATTCACAACCTTGAGCAAGAGTTTTTGTGGGGTAGGTGACTTTCTGCATGATCAGAAAACCACCAAAAGAGCAAAACTCAAAACTACAACGCAAGCCACAAAAGCCAACCCTACGGCTAGTTTTTCTAAGACACTTTCAGTTTGCTCGGTACACCATAGGTAGTGTTTTTCAGTTTGATAAACACTATATACATCGTATGAAGCAGGATTCAATTGGACGTAGTTTCGAGGCCAGTTCAAGTTAGAACCAGCATTACACATATTTGATTGCACGTTGTTTTTGTTCATTATTTAATCCTTTTTAGCTAATTACATAATTGATCAGGGTTAGTCCGTACTAAACCCAAACCCCAAAACGTCACCTAACACTATAGGTAGCTTTTTCTCCTTTCTGACTTTCTTCAGTTTTTGAGCCGCATCTGCGGTCTTTTTAGCCGCAGCTTTAAGCACATGAGCTGGGTCAACATACTTCAAATCAAACTGGGCCTTGTTGAATAAACCTCTTGCCAACATGACTCGAAGCACTGGATCACCCTCAACCTCATAAGCAAGTCTTTGAAGTTCTTTATTGAGTTCTGAGACGACACAAGCCGCCTTTTTAAGTTCCTCAAGCCTAGTCAATCTAAAGTCCAAGCGGCAGTTTATGGGTCTGCCAGAACGTGCTAAAAAAGCACCCAATTTGCCATCTTCCTGTGGGAAAAACTGCGCCCAATTCACCATCTCTGGTGTGTTTCTATCTGCCATTTTTGTCTCCAAATCGTTCATTTTGGGGTACTACTTTTGGCAATATACGGCACTTCATACGATGTACATTGAGTAAACAATTTAAACGATTTATACAAGTGATATACAACTTTTGACAATGCACCCAGTTGACACAATGTCTTTAAATGAGACATTTGACAGAACAAAGTTTTCTTGATATTGGTCAATTTCATTTGATCCTTTTGAGCAGGTTCTTGACCTGAGTTGGAGACCATTCAAGGTTGCCTCTGGGAGTTTCTAGGCCGTTCTGAGCAAAGGCCGCACCGATTTCTCGCAAGGTGTAGGCATTGCCTTTCTTGAGAATCTGACGCACTGTTGGAGCAACTCGCTCTGCAAAGCTTGCGGCCTTGGCTGAGTTCACTTTGTTGCCAGCTTCTGAGCCGATCTCTGGTGTGGGAGAACCCAACTTAACGCCCTGTTTCTTCAGCTTGGCAAGCGCAACTTTGGTTCGCTCCCCTACTTTCTGGGCTTCCCATTCTGCGAAAACCATCCGCATTTTGAGCATTTCACGGGTAGCAACTGGCAGTTCTACGCAGACGAAGTTAACGCCTTTGTCGTCCAATAAGACCTCAGAAAAGGCCATGTCTCGGTTGAGTTTGTCTAGCGTGGCTATCAGTAGCTTGGCTTTGTTTTTCTTGCATACAGCGATGGCTGCAGCCAGTGCGGGACGAGTCTTAGCAAATTTGCTCTCGTTCTCGGTGTAGTCAGCAATGAGTTTGCCGTTGTTCTCTTGCAAGAACTTGGCTACTTTTGCCTTTTGCGTACCGACAGAATTTGCAACCTTTTGAGTTGAAAACTGCCTGAAATACGCAACGAACTTTCGCTCTTGGGATGTCATTTTTGCTTTCTGAGCGTTATCTGCTCTATGTACAAGCCTCAAATGTATATCAACCTTTTAACTTGTGCAACCCCCAAACCAATCTTTTTATAAATATTTTCGCTTGAGGCTTGTTTGTACACTTCCCAAATGCTACATTTACGCACATATCTTTGTGAAATACACCATGAAACAAGCCAAAACTAAACCCTTTTTGATGCGCCTCAAGCCTGAAACCAAGGGCTTGTTAGAGAAGGCCAAGGAAGACCAAAGACGCTCGATTTCAAGCCTGATTGATGAGTCTGTTCGCAACCAACTTGGCTACCGCTACGGCACTCTGGACGGCCTTAAAACAGAGACAGAGGCACAGGCATGAACCCGACTCCCAACTGCCCAATAGCTGCTTACGAGTTTGCAATTACTTTAGATGACGTTGATCTGGTTTGCCACTTGGACTACTTGCCAGCCGAGAAAGGCTCAACAGGCTCACTAGGTGATCCATACGAGCAAGACGTAGATGAGTGCATGGACTTGTTCTCGGTCTATGTGGCTGGCACTGATGCCGACATAAAGCCTTTTATAGACAAATTTTTCATAGAGCACTTTGAACGCTTGGCCTTGATTGCGTACAAGGACAAAGCCCCATGAATTACGCAGAAGCTAACCGCATTTTGGACTTGGTAAAAAAGGGTGAGCCAGTGCCTAACGATGTGGTGAGTGAGGCTCTATTTATGACAGGCGATGGGCCAATCATCTGTGATGTCCCCTGCCCTGTTCTTGAGAACTTTGTGCAAGCAATGCGGGACGCAGGACTGATATGAGCCTAGCAATTTACTTTGTTGTCGCAGGGCAGCCGCATGGCAAGGGAAGACCCAGAGCAAGCACCAGAGGCGGCTTTGTGAGGCTCTACACCGATCTGCTGACTCGCAATTATGAAGAGTTGGTAGCTAGGCAGTCTAAGGCGGCTATGGGTGACATAGACGTTCTTACTACGCCAGTTGCAGTGCGGATCAATGCTTATTTTCTTGTCCCAATCAGTTGGACAAAAAAGAAACGCAAGCAAGCAATTGAAGGCGAGATAGTGCCTGGCAAACCTGATCTGGACAACATAGCCAAGTCTATTTTAGACGGCATCCAGAACACCATTATTTCTGATGACCGCAACGTGATCAAGCTGACTGTTGAAAAGCGATATGCGTTTCAGCCAAGGGTTGAAGTGTGTGTTTATGAGGTGCTGCCATGAGTTTCGCAGCACATCAGATTTCACTGCCAAACAGTTTAAAGAACAGTAGCAATTACAAGTTATGCCACTTCTGTGAGGAAAAGAAACCCCCAGAAGGCGGCATTGAGTTATCGCCAAGAAGATGGCTTTGTGCTGTTTGTTGGGTAGATAAAACCAAGATGCTCAAAAACAAATGAACAACCATCACCAAAAAATAAGAGACCAATTGAAAGGCTCTGATGGCCTCACAACCAAGCAACTCCAGTACAGGTTAGAGGTTGATCAGAGAACCCTTTGCAAGTCACTTAAATCAATGCCAGACGCATACATAGATCGCTGGACAGGCCCACATCGAGGCCAGTGGGCAGCGGTCTGGTGTGTCGTTGAAGTTCCTGAAGATTGTCCCAAGCCAGATGAAAAAAACATGGAAGCCCCACTACTTCAAACACAAAGGGCCAATCGAGCCAGACAGGACGATCTTGGAGATGGCAAGGGCAAGGGAGTTGCTGACAACGTGGGAGTTGACCAAAGACCAAGCATTGGTGAACAGGCACTTAGCTACATCAGAAAAAGTCTATGGCGAAAACGCAGAGCAGCGGATACGCCAGTGGATGCGGTGGATAAGAAACAATGAACGGGTTGCATGAATGTCATGGTTGATCAGCAAAGCCTTAATGAACTCGCTCTGTTCGCAGGAGCAGGTGGCGGCATTCTCGGAGGTCACCTCCTTGGATGGAAAACAGTCTGTGCAGTTGAGTGGGAACAATATCCCGCAAGCGTTCTGTGCGCCCGACAAAATGACGGGCTTCTCCCGCCTTTCCCGATTTGGGATGACGTACAAACCTTTGATGGAAAGCCGTGGCGAGGAATTGTTGACGTTGTATCGGGCGGCTTTCCATGTACTGACATTTCCGCAGCAGGAAAAGGTGCAGGAATTGACGGAGAAGCCAGTGGAATGTGGCGAGAAATGGCGAGGATCATTTACGAAGTACAACCCAGATTCGTGTTCGTGGAAAACTCACCAATGCTCACTTCTCGGGGACTTGGAAGAGTTCTCGGAGACTTGGCCTCGATGGGGTTTGATGCGAGATGGGGAGTGCTGGGAGCAGCAGACGTTGGAGCAGTCCATCAAAGGGATCGGATTTGGATTGTCGCTGAACTCCCCCCCCCCCCCAAGATGGCCCACACCAACAGCAACAGATTGGAAGGCGACGGGCAAATTGGAAACATTAAAACGTCAAGGAAACAATTTCGAGGCAGGTGGACAAAATCGTCCCCAATATCACTACTCACGCCTAATGAACATGAAAATGCCTGTAAGTGC